TTTCCACCCTTCTCGCTGTCCCTTCGAATGCTTTGCTGCGTGATTACATGCAGAAGACTGCACCGGAGTGGTCGGTTGAAGCTCACCAGGAGAACGAGGAAGGTGAAACTATTCCTGACAAGAACGGCGATGTTTATTTCCGCCGCGTCGGCACGTATTCGCAAATGCGCACCGGGAAAGAGAAAAAGAAGAAAGATGGTGAGTCCGAATTGCAGAAGAAGCTTCGCGCATTGGCGCAGAGGTATTTCGACGGCAAATGTCACGGATGCACCAAGGGGGAGTACAAAGTTCCAAATTGTTCAAAGAAGAATATTGATAAGTCGCTGAAGGCTCAAGCTAAGCTTGCTGTAGCGGCTGCCCCCCAATTGACTAGTGAGCAGCAAGATGATTTCAATGCTGCAGTTCAGCTTGTTCGTGAGAAGTATTCTGATGGCATTGGTGGAGTTTCCATCAAGAGTTATTTGGAAGAAGGCGAGCATGGATTCTTGAAGACGTTCCTTAGTTATGAGGACAAGTCTTCTGGAGTTAGTGCTCGCTACCGGAACTTGAAGAAGTCCGCGTGGGTGAAAGCCCATCCAGAAGAGGTCGTTGATTTGGCTCTTAGCCGGCTCATTCTTATTGCCGCCGCTGGCGCGCAGCTAGTTGAGCTTGATGCCATTGAGCTTGTTCAGTACGGCTGTGCTGATATCAAGGACATATTCATGAAGCCGGAAGGGCATTCGCCCCAGAAGACGGAGGAAGGCAGATTTCGATTGATTTGGATTAGTAGCCTTATTGATTTGACTGTTCAATCATTGTTACACAAGGCAGACAATGCCGCCCATGTTGATGCTTATCAGAATGGCACTTTAACTTGTGCCGCTATCGGCATGGGGCACAGCCCCGATGGTTTGAGGCATCTCGTCAGAGCTTTTGTTAAAGAGGACGTGGCAGAGAGGAACGTGTCCAGTGACGCGTCAGCTTTCGACCTGTCCATTGACGGCTCTTTCATTCATAGTGATGGCGAGAGGCGGCGAACTAATTGTGAGGACCCAGATGTCGGTCGGTTGGTCAAGCGGTATGCACATATTTTGTGCAGCCATGTTCTTAACAACCAGGGAGATGTTTGGCTGTGCGTCAAGTACGGAGTCACTTCGTCTGGCCAGCTGTCTACGACAGCTCAGAATACTTACGCCCGTTCTGTCATGGCAGCTTATGGAGGCTGCCTTGGCTGGGTGTGTGCAGGGGATGATTTGGTTGGTGACATGAATTTCGACGAGAAGCGCTTGCTCCATTTTGGAGTGCGCTCTCGCAATCTTGCAGAGCACGAGCGAGAGGCGGATTTTACGTCTCATCTTATCGACATAGCAACTGCTAAGGCAGTCTTTTGCAACGTCGAGAAGTTGCTTTGGCATTTGTACGACACTTGCACCGACGTTTCG